TACCGCCCTAACTTGAGCCGCTCTTACTTGCGCTTTTTGATTTAAATTTTGTTCTGGTTTGCCTCTGTCATCTGGAGGACTAAATTGACCTTCACTTCCTCCTCCAAAAGATGCTCCTACATTACCTTTAGAATCAGCAACTCCACCCATATCAGCACCACCACCTTGAAGTCCTATACGTCCTCCATTTTGTAACATCTGTTTTGCTTGTTGTGCTCTAGTTATGGCCATCGTTCTATTCTATTTTGTTTTAGGAAAAATATCAAGACTTGGCATTATCACCCTAATATCTTTTCTGATCTCTGATTCAGGTATGCCTTTTGCTTTCCATTCTTCATCGTTTTTATATTTTTCACCTGTTTTAAGGTTAGAAATTTCTTCTATTATTTCTTTTGGTTCTAATACTTGCATTATGTTGTTACCTCTCTTGGCTGTATTTCTAATATAGAGGCTACGACGTGCAGCTCGTTCGCGTCAGCAGCTTGTACTTTTAGTATTTCACTCTCCTCCATTACAAGAGGGTTAGTTAAAAGTTCTGTTGTTGCCTTAGATCCTATTGATTTATCTTTGTATAAATTAAATATAGCACCGCTAGCATTTACTAATGTTATAGTTATTGTGCTTCCTGATCCAGCATCTTCTGATACTAATAATGATTTAACAACAGCGGTTTTAAAACTAGGCACTGTGTATAGTGTAGTTAAATCTGTTGTAGTTAAATCTGCTTTTTTATTTATAAAACTATTTGCCATTAATTTAAAAAGAAGTTTTCTGCTTCCACCTCATCTTTTAATTCTTGTTGAAACGTAGTGTTTAATTTTTCTACAATTGCATCAAGGTCTCTTACCTGAGCTTCTGCTGTTGACAGATCATATTGTTCACTAGGTCTTGTTAATACTTGTACTATCTTTGCCATTATCTACGTCCATCTGGTTGTATATCTAACCTAAAAGTTCCTAATTTCCAACTTTGATTAGTTGATGTATTTTCTACTTTTAATGCAATAGCTCTTGCTCTTGCACGTGTATCTACTTTTTGTGTAGATGAACTTATGTCAAAAGGTCCAAGTGCTGAACCTGATTGACTATCATTAGGAAAATTTCTTAATTGTAATGTGACTCTAGTATTACCAGTTTGTGATATAAAGTCAGGTATAAATCTTCTTATCTTCATAATAAACTCTCCGTCTCCTCTAAGATCTGCAGTTCCTGTGGTTTGACCTAATGCACTTCTTCTTTGACTTATATCAAAATCTCCTGAAGATATATTTGCAGTTATTGCAGTTGTAGAACCACCTTGAACTTGATCAGTTCCTGTCTCGTGTTGATAATATATTGTTCTACCTTCAGTATTACCCACCACATCAAAAGATGAATCGTTTCCTGCAGTGTACTCTGTTGCATGTGGGCTACCAAATACTGCAGAATCACGCCACATAGTTCTAGCTAAAGTTCCGTTTGTCCAAACAGGTCTTTGTGGTGAAGAGTCAAAGTAGTTATATGCAACCATTCTGTTTACAACAGAAGATGAGGAAGTTGGATAAAACCATATAACTTCACCAAAAAGATTGTTTAACCCAGCAGATACCATTTGATTACCAGATTCTAGATTTATATCATTGTATACATGATCTTCTACTAAACATGGTAATGATTCTAGCTTACCAGCATATCTAAAGAAACCATTCTCTGACATCCAATATGCAGCACCATCAACTTCTACACAAGCGTTTTGTCCAACAAGTCCACAATGTGTTCCAACTTGTGCGAAAGCAAATGTAAATGGTTGACCAACAAAACGTTGTGTAAACAATGCCGTGTCAGTCCAAACAAGAATTGCATCTCTACCTCTGATAGCACCTCTGATCTGTGACCCGTCAGCCAGTCTTTGTGTACCAGCTGTATTAGTTGCTGTAGGTGTGTATGTGTTTATATCTTCTTGGTCTGAAAATCTTATAAACATATCATCTTGTGTTGATGTATCACCAATCGTTGTTTCTGTTCCAAAAAATACTAAGTGTCTGTCCGGTGTGGATACTAACATGTGTCTTGATGCAGTTGGTGCACCAGATATGATAGTCGCTCTGTTTGATGTTGCATCAGTCGCTGCAGAGTTCCATTCAAACACAGCACTATCATGAATCAAACAAATTGCTTTGTCACCAAAATTATCTAGTGACCACATTCCAGGTTCTAATACTAAATCACCTGATGCTGCTTCACCCCATGCCACAAAGTTTGTAGAACTTGTAATAGTTGCACCACCACTGTGAGCTGCTGCTGTTGTTCCTGCTACACCTCTTGTTACACCTGTAAGTTCTCCTGTAGCTGCAATACCTGTATAAGATATTTCTTCACTACCTATGATTATAAAGTTTGTACCTGACGTTGGAAATTGTGATGAATCAACTAATATGATACCTGTAGTTACAGAACTATTAATACCATTCTGTAAAGTAGTTGAGGGTTCTCCCGCAACCTCGCCACCCCAAGATCCTAAAGACCAACCAAAACCTTTTGCTTGTACTGCGGGTCCTACAGGATAATAATGTTGCACTCGAATACCACCTGATGTTGTTGCACCAGATCCTGACTCGTTTGAAGGCATCGTAATTGTAATTGTTGAACTTGTAGGTACAGTTGTTACCATAAATTTTTTATCATTAAAATCAGATGCACCAAAATCAGAATTAGTTATAGATGAAAAACTATCTAGTAATATTATATCCTGTGCAGATATACCGTGAGCACCACTGAATGTTATCGTAACTTCAGCTGATCCATTGGTCGTGGTAAATGCATTTGTAAGCGTTGTTGTAGATTTGATGGGATGTATGTCATAATATACACCACCTGAAAATGCGTATAAAATTCTGTTTGTGCCTATGATTGCGTATTTTCTAGATAAACTATTTACAAAATGATGAAGTCCTCTACCTGCACCCGTAAGCGCATCGTCGCCTAATTGTTTCCAACCACCTATCTTTTCAGGTGTGCCATATCTAAAACGAACGTTATCACAGTCGGTCCATTGACCCTCTGCTCCTGTAGGGGTAATTTGTTTGTTGATCCCTGGCTGAAAACCTATCTTTTGTAACATATAACCTCATTATATATTAAAAGGCCCAGCTTACAAAAGAGTATCGTGTGCCTTTTGTTGTCTCTCTAACCTCATGCGGATACATAAAATTAGATGGAAACAATAGTATATCACCTGTTTTTAACTCAATTTTCTCTCCTCTGCAATAGAATTCAGAGCCCTCATAGTCCTCATTTAGGTTGGCTACAATAGATACTAAAGGCACCCCTTTCATCTGACCATCAAAGATACTGTGTATATGATCGTAATGTTCTCTCATCATGGTGCCTACAGGATACCTATTAAAACGTATAGGACTAAATTTACTGAGCCATGGTCCTTGAGTCTTTTCTCCTGGTACACTATGTTTTTCTTGATATTTATTTAATGCTTCAACAAGATAAGGTGTGATCTTTGCCTGTTGTTCTTTAGTGCAAGACATTACATCTAATTCTTTTGTAGGTTCTGATGATGTTTCGCCAGATGCATAATTATTCCATTTATGTTTTTCCCATATTTTTTTATTGCATTCATCTATCAATGCCTCACATACTTCTTTTGGTATATGATTTTCTACGTATATATAACTTTTAATTGTGCTCATTCATTAACCTCCTTATATCTAAATGAGTTAGTGTTTGTTCTGATCCAATAGCGTCAATACAAAATGTATTGAATGATACACTTATCCTATCTTCTTCACTTTGATTAGTTGGTACGCTATGTTTCAATGAAGATGGAAATAATATTAATTCACCTGGTTTACAGGGTAGCATAAATGTTTCTGAATTCATATGGTTATATTTTATAGGATCTAATTTCATGCCGTCTTGTCTATCTTTAGCAAAAGATATAGGTGGTAGTTTTTCATTTATCTGAAAATACATCACACCAGATATGATACTATTTGGATGTACATGTTCGTGATGTTTAGATCCTTTTGGATTTCTGTTAGCCCAACATTGTGTAATAACTAACCTTTGTTTTGTATTTAAAACGTTTGTCGTAAATTTATTTACAGCTTCTCCTAAAAAATTTTTTATATCTTTAAACTCTTCGTTTCGTAACAAGTATGAATCATCAGATCTAAAATTACCATTCTGTTGTTGTTTACGATAACTGATAGTTTTTAAATAAGCTAACTCTTTATCAATAGATTGTTCGTATGGCACGATCAACAAAGGTGTTGGAAATAACTGTAATAATTCTTCTTTCATTTTGTAGGATACTACACTATTTTATTATGCTTGTAAACCACCATGTGAGTCAGAACCAGTCATGGCTCCTTCCTTAACTTCTGATAAATCTCCAAAATCAGTAGCATCTCCTGTTGATGCAATAGTTATAAATTGTAACACATTTATATTAGCAGGTGATATTCTACCTCCACAGAAAACACCTCTAACGTTGTTACTCATTCCATTTGGTCCTGTTTGACCATTAAGTAAATCTCCAAAGTCTGTAGCATTACCAGTTGAAGCTATTGTAATATAATCTATTATATTTGAAAGTGACGGTCCTGGATCTCCTCCTGCAAAAACACCTCTTGTTGATGAACCACAAGCGCCTGGTCTTGATCTTGCTTCTGTTAAATCACCAAAATCAGTAGAGTCCCCCGTGCTTGCAATAGTTACATAATCCATAACGTTTGATTGACTTGGTGCAGCTCCTCCTCCACAAACTCCTCTTGTTGGCGAACTACAAGCAGCAGGAACCTCTCTTGCAACAGTCAAATTTCCAAAGTCTGTTCCGTTACCGACTGAAGCCATCGTAATATATTCTATTTCATTTACAACACCACTTCCTCCTGATCCTCCAGCCTCACTCAATCCTCTAGTGGTGCTGCACGATCCTGTTGATGAGCTATTAGCTCTACTAGATAATAGGTTTCCAAAATCAGCTCCATTGCCTTGTGAAGCCATTTCTACATATTGTATCGTATCTGTTTCATTAAAAGAAGAGCCATCTTTATAACCACCTTGCATAATTGTTCTTGTTAAAGATGAGTTAGCTGAACCAAAGGCTGCTGCTAGCGATGCGTCTCCAAAATCAGATGAATTACCTAAAGTTGTAATGTTAATTAATTCGATTGTGTTTTTTGATGCTGGTGAATTATATCCACCCATTACAATACCTCTCCCTGATCCAGGCATATAGGTTACTGATGCACGTTGAGGGAATTGATCTGTTTGTGGTATACCACCGTGACCATTACTTACACCAAAACATTGATCAAAAGCTCTTGTGGTATCACCAAAATCTGTAGCATTTCCCGTTGTTGCAAGTGTAAAAACATCTAAACCTGCTGTGCTAGGAGAATCACTTCCTTGAACAACTCCTCTTATAGAATTACAAGCAGCAGAAGTATCTCCTATTGCTCTTGTTAGATCTCCAAAATCAGTTGCATTACCCGCAGTTGCAATAGTTATGAATTCAATGTCTGTGCTTTTACCTGGTTCTTGACCAGATGAAAAACATATTCTAGTTGGATTTGAGTTTTGACTTACACCCCATTTACTTGCAGATAAATCTCCAAAGTCAACACAATTTGCATCGTTGGCAATTGATTTTACACAAATAATATTACTAGCTGGATATCGTCCTGCAGAAAAATATCTTGTATTATTTCCACCACCGCATGACCATGTTAAATCAGTTTGCGTAACATCACCAAAAGCTGCAGAGTTACCTTGTGATGCAATTGTAAAAACGTCTAGTGTATCATTTGAAGATGCTTGCGCTCCTGCGATACCTCTTACATTATTAGAATGAGCATTATTTGTTGTTTGACCACTTCTTCCTAAATCTCCAAAATTAACAAAGTTACCTGCATTAAAGGGATTAGCAAAGTCCATGGTGTTTACGTCACTAGGTGTAGTACCACCACATCTTACTGTTCTAGTTAGTGCACCTGCTGCTGCACCTTTTTTAATTGCTTCAGTTAAATCTCCAAAGTCTGATGCATTACCATTAGTAGAAATATTAATTTGATCCACTGTATTTAATAATGAATTATCACCACCATATAAACCAATGTTACCTCGTTCAATCCATTGGTTAGCTCTTTGTTTTTTATAAGCTTCTCTAATATCCCAAACTTTTCCTGCGTTAGACATTATGCTAAACCTCCATGACCATTAGAACTTGAACTTTGTTGCAAATGGTTTGCTGCTAACAAGTCTCCCCAATCTACAGCATCACCCGTAGATGATATTGTAACAAAATCAATAGTGTTTACTACACTAGGTGTAGATCCTCCACCAAATAAAACAATAGTTTTATTTGATGAACTTAACACTGGACTTTTACGTGCTTGTGACAAATCACCAAAATCTGTTGCATTACCAGTGCTTGCAATAGTCACATAATCTATAACATTAGATATACTTGGAGTTGATCCTCCACCAGAGATACTTCTTGTTGCACTAGCTCCAGTAGCACATCCTACTCTACCAACTGTTAAATCTCCAAAGTCTGTTGCATTACCTGCAGAGGCAATAGTAATATAATCAATTACATCACTTGTAGGAGTTCCACCTACAAACAAACCTCTTGTTGTTGATGATGAACCACCTAAATCATATCTTGAAGTTGTAAGATCACCAAAGTCTGTACAATTAGCATCGCTATTAAATAATTTAAAATCAATTACATTAGAACCAGGAGAAGAGCCGCCACCCCATATTGCTCTAGTATCATTACTGATTGCTACTACATAGTGTCTACCAACTGAAAGGTCTCCATAATCGGTTGAATTACCAAAAGAACTAACAATCATTTGATCTATAGTATTTAATTTTGTAGTTCCACCATCTGGTGATCCTCCACCAAATAAACCTTTGATACTATTTCCACACACACCTTTTGCATATGATCCCGCACTTAAATTTCCAAAGTCTGCCATTTTACCAGTAGACGCCATATCAGTCACTTGAATTTGATTTGAGTTTCCAGGATAACTACCACCTTGAAAAGCTCTAACGTGTGTTCCTGTTTGACATGTAATTTGATTACCCATACCAGAGTGTTGAGTGCAATAATAATATAGTCTTGTTGGTGTTGAACCTGTAACTTCTATTTTTGTAAATGCAGTTGCAGAACCAGGAGTTCCTGATGTGGTTACTCCAGTAGTATACTC